AATTGAGAATTTTGTGATGCCGCTGGTGTCTTCTGGGATGCCTGTCAAGTGGTTTCCATTCGGCGTCCGTGACGGTCGGGACACGGAAATTGCTTTTGTCGTAAAAGCCAGCGGAAGAAACGTGAATTTGCGTACGGCGGCAGGGCAGTTTCGTTCCGCTGTCCGGCATGTGGACGACCCGAAACTGAGCCTGAACGCAGCCCAGCGTGAAGCGGGTGCCTGGGATTTTACGGACGAATGGTATCAGGAAAAGAAAATCAAGTCTGACATTGAAAAAAGACTTGCCCAGTTAGTGGAGAGAATTGGTACACTGGAAGTCCAACTACACCGTGACGAACAAGATGTTCAGCATAAGGCCAGGAGCGCTGCGTCTGACCGTCGTGGACGCGGAGGCCACGAGCGATACTTCAGCAAGCTATCTAGGCTGCGAAAGGAAGCAACAGATCGCGGCATTGCTTGGGCAAATGACTGGAAAGTCAGTCAGTTGCAGGAAGCGTTAGGCGATGGAGCCAACGAATAGCGGAAGGATTTGCGCATGGCGCTCATGAGTGCAGACGCTAACACGCACCCACTGGCATCTCTCGTTGCCGTTTGGCTGGAAAAGATTAACCAAGCCAAACGCCAGCGGTGGGAGAAGTTTGGTCAGTATGGTGCGGAGGCGATGAAGTTCTACGACGGCGCACACGATTTCATGTGGCAGGAAGAGTATGCGCTTGGGCAGCAAGGATTCCTAGCCAAGGATGGCAACGCCTACCTGCCCCGCTTTCGCATGTCCGTTAATCGTCTGTTTGAGGCCGTTGCTCTGTTTGGTCCTGCGCTGTACTACCGCAACCCAAACGTGATGGTGACGGTCAATCAGGAGCCTGAGTTCTCTCCCGAGGTGCTAGGGTTCAATCAGGCCGACGAGTTTGGAATGCAGCAGTTTGCCGGCTTGATGCAGCAACTGGAAATGGACAAGTCGGTAAAGGGTTCGCACGCGGCGATCATGGAAGCGTACGCGAACCGTATTCAGTACAAAACAAATAAGAAGGCGCATGCCCGCATGGCGATCGTGGAAACGATCTTGAAGGGCATGAGCTTCCTGTTTACGGAAATCTACACGCCTCCTGGATCAAACTTCCGTATTCCTCGCAGCACGTTTGTATCGTGTGACGACGTGGGGTTTGACCCCGATGCGGAGTACGAGGAGAACTGCCAGTGGATGTTCCGTGAGTGCTGTCATCCTGTCAATCTTGTGGAGCGCGAGTACGGGTTGCCGGAAGGTTCTCTGAAGGGGAATCTGGAATCGCTGGATTCTCAGGCTGCCGGTCGTGTGAACAAGGCAGAACAAGTTAAGCGAAGGAAGACCGGAAAAAGCTACGATCTTCTGTGGTACTACAAAATCTACAGTAAGAACGGTTTTGGCGACCGCTTGAAATCCACGGACAAGAAGTCTCTCAAGTCAAAGTTTGACTTTACTCCGTTTGGAGATTTCTGCTATCTCGTCGTTGCTCCTGGCATTCCGTACTTCCTGAATCTTCCTAGCGAATCTCTTGGTCTTCCCGTTGAAGAATTGATGCCTCGCGTATCATGGCCGGTTCCGTTCTGGCAGGACCAGATGTGCAGTAACGGATGGCCATTCTCCAAGCTAACGTTTTACGACAAGCCAAAGAGTATTTATCCGGTCTCGCTGGTAAAGCCGTGTATTGGCGAACTTCGGTTCGTTAATTGGTGCATGTCGTTCCTTGCGGACAAGGTTGCCAGCAGTTGTCAGACGATTGTTGCTGTCGCCAAGGCGGCAGGTGCCGAGATCCAGAATCAGCTTCAGTCTGGCATGGCACCGTTCACAGTCATTGAGATTTCAGACATTCTAGGCAAGAACGTGAACGAGTTGGTTTCGTTCCTTCAGTCGCCTCCGTTCGCGATGGACATTTGGCGAATGGTTTCTGAAGTCAATGCTTCGATCGACAAGCGGACTGGCCTGACTGACCTGCTCTATGGGCTGACAAATACGCAGATGCGTTCTGCGGCAGAGGCGCAAATCAAAGACCAAAATGTCGCGGTGCGTCCCGACGACATGGCCAACAGCACGGAAGACTGGATCAGTGAGTCGTGCATGAAGGAGATTGAGGCTGCTCGCTGGGTTCTCGGTGGGCAGGACATCGCTCCGGTTGTCGGAGACCTTGCCGCCCAGGTTTGGGAGCAGCAGATTTTGACGCAGGACGTGGATGCGGTGATTCGCGATTTTACGTTCAGGATTGAAGGTGGTTCGTCCCGCAAGCCGAACAAGAGTGCCCGCATTGGGCAACTCAAGGAACTGGGTGCGGTTATTGCTCCGGTTCTCCAGCAGTTTGCCGTAGCAGGCAACCCTGGTCCGTGGAATGCGTACGTGAACGAACTAGGCAAGGCGATGGAGTTTGATGCCAGCCAGTTTGTGGTCCAGCCTCCTCCACCGGCACCGCCTCCTGAAGAACAAGGGCCAACACCGGAAGAAGTTGCTGCTCAGGCCAAACAGGCTGAGTCAGACGCAAAGTTGTCAGTACAGCAGCACAAGATGGAAATGGATCACGCTCGTGGTCAGCAGCAGATGCAGATGGATCAAGAGCGACACGATCAGGAGATGGATCAGGCAAAGGAGAAGGGGGCGATTGAGTTAGCGCTCAAGCGTGCATTGCTTAGATCCAGAGTTACAGAAGTGCCGAGGTAGCGATGGGTGCGATTAGTTTGGAAGTTCGCGAGCAGATGATTTTGGCCGAGGTTCGTGCCGCTGGCAGGAGCGCTGTCAAAATCTACGAACAGAGTTTAGCGGAAGGTTCCACGATGGAGTTTGCGGCCATGTGTGCGCTGCGTCAGGCACCTGGGTCGCGCAATACGGATCGTGCGTTTTGCCAGGGTGCGCAGCGTCAGATGGATGGGATGTCTGAGGTAAACAAAAAGAAGCTGTATGAAATCGCTCATAAAGCTGGAATTAACACGCAGGGAAAATACTACAAAGGCAGCTTGGGCAAATATACGGACCCGGCTGCGTGGGTATCGTGCGCGGACGACGTGCTGGCGGTGTGCAAGGAACGCAATCTTCACTGCGAAGGGGTAATCAACCATAAGGCAGTGGACAAGGACCCTGCTCCTCGCAAGCACAAGCTGGCACCGGATCTGGTTCGCGCCGGCGTGAAGAACCACTTAAAGTTTGATCCGGCCTTGCGAGAGAAGGTGAAGAGAAACCCCAAGAGTATGAGAGAAGTGGTGGAGCGAGTCGTTCATAGCCACACGAGGAAGACCAAGTGAGCGTCATCGACATCCATACATTTGAGGACGTAGTGGAGCACGTCCTTGATATGTACGACCTGGACCCGACCCCTCGTAATCGTAGACAGGCGAGGCGGGCGTTGGTTCGCGCTTACCGCGATCTTCCGCAAATGCGTTCGTGGTCGTGTTTTGTTCGACAAGCGGTCATTAACACGGTAGCGTCGTACACAACCGGCACGGTGACGTACGACCACACTGGAGGCACGTACGAACGTCAGGTGACGTTGTCTGGTGGGACGTTTCCGACGTGGGCCGAAATCGGTCGCATTCTCGTTAATAACGTCGTGTACACGATCGACGAACGTAAAAGCGACACAGTGGTGACTCTGAACGAGGGTTCCAATCCTGGAAGCGACATTACCGACGCCTCCTCGTACGAAATTTTCCGTGAGTCGTATCCGCTTCCCAACAACTTCCGCAAGTTGATTCAGGTGATGGACACATCCGATCAGAAAGTGATTCCGATCGTTGATGATCTGTTTCAGCATGTGGCTGCTAATTCAACGTACCGTGCGCCTGGAACGCCGTGGATTGCGGCGCTCAGGAATGATGGAGAGGCGTACGGTACGCTCAGTTTAGTTTTAAGTCCGCCCCCAAGCACTGCGAGAAGTTATGACGTTCTGTACGAGTCGAAGCCGCGTGACTTTACGGTCGGCAGCGAAACCTACAACACAGGCACTGCGACAACATCGGCAGGCTCAACCACGATTACCGGAACCGGAACATCGTGGGTAGAAGGCATCCACTCGGGTGCGATCATTCGCATTTCCAGCAGTTCACAGCGGCTTCCAACCAGCCTGATCGGGTCACGCCAGGACAACTTGCTGAACCCGTATGTGGCGCAGCGAAAAGTCGTCAAGGTAAATAGCAGTACATCAATTACCGTTGATGCGTCCGTTGACACGACGTACACGGGCGTGATGTACACGATCAGCGACCCCATCGACCTGGAGTCAACTTCGATGATGACGGCTTTTTTCCGGCTTGCGGAATTGGAACTGGCGAGGCTGCTTACTAGGAATGACGTTCCGGTACGAGAGCAGACGTGGGCCTTGTCGGTGCGGGCCGCGATGGAAAATGATCAACGCGCAACGCGCGCCTTTCAAACTACCTACGAACCATTTGTTCGCGCTAACGTGACGACATCGAACTGATGACTGATTCGATACTAAAGCGGTGCGGCGACACGATTGTGGAAATTATCCAGGGCATCGTTCTGGATGGTATCTCGCAGGACGAGATCAAGCTGCGCAAAACGTACCGCGATAGGGATTCAATCTTTCGTGGCATCTCAGTTGTTCCCGTGCCTGAGCGTGAGGCACCGGGAACGAATGTTCGGGATGATTACGGATACGGTTTTCTGATTGTGTTTTGCCAAGGGACAGGTCATGGATGGAGCGAGGACATTGACAGGATCACGCTGTGGAGGCAGCAGGTGAAACGCGCGTTCAATAACAAGCGTTTGACCGGAGTGCCGGAAGTCTACATTTGCACGTTTGAGGCTGGAGATCCTTTCATGGCAAAGGAATACCAGAACTCAAACGACGTATCATCGCTCGTTATTCGCTGCTGGGCACGGGAAACCAGGGCGTTAGTCTAAGGAGACAAACCGTGACTTGTTCTCAAGGGGCATTGGCAAGGCTGTACGTGGAACCTGGCGCTTCTCCGCACACGTTTGACACGAACAGTGAAACGTACGAGTTCCTGTCGGAATCACTACAGAAAAAAGGATCGATCGTACATCCCAACGGGATTCGCGGAACACGGTCGCAGTCGTCCGAGCGTGCAAGACTTGGGCCGTATACAGTTGGCGGATCGATCCTGTTCAATCCCGATCCGGCCATGCTGGACCTTTGGCTTCCACGCATTCTTGGTGGTACGGAATCTACCGATACGTTTCCCGTTGCGGAAGGCTTACCGGCGTTTGGCGTCTTGATCGACAAGGTTGCCCAGACATTTGAGTACAAGGACTGCTACGTCAGTCGGGCAACGTTTGCTGGTCAGGCGAACCAGTTCGGTGGCACGCCGCAGCCCATTTCGATGAACGTGGAACTTACTGGAAAGTCTCGCGCGACTGGAACGTCGGTCCCGAATGTCAGCTTGTCCACAGCGTCGAACACTGCTCCGTACATTTTCGAAGATGGAACCTGCACGATCGGCGGGACAGCACGCCAGATCCTTAGTTTCGTGTTGATGATCGACAACAACTTGCAGGTGCGGTTCACGAATAGCCTTACGGCTACGGATATCTGCCCTCAAGGTCGTAGCGTCTACCTTCGGCTGTGGGTTCCTTTTGCGTCCAGCACGCCAATCACTTCGTTGCTGGACCAGACGGCGGCTGGCGCTGAGGTAGTGCTTACGTTCACCAACGGCAACATGTCTCTTTCGTTTTCGCTGACGATTGTGAACTTTGAAAACATTGATCCGGTGGTGAGCGGAAAGCA